ACCGACTAGCCAAGAAATACGGCGCTAGCCGGTCAAGTGCTGAACGATTGATCAAGACAGAAATAGCCCGAATCAATGCGGACACACAAAAAGAAATGCTGGTGGATGGCGAGTTCACACATTTCATTTTTGTGGCCGAACCGGGAGCGTGTGAGATATGCGCCCCTTTGGACGGCAAGGCCTTCCCGGTTGATGAATTGGAAAAGGGCGTGAATATGTACCCTATGCACCCAAATTGTAGGTGCTCAGGCTATGGACATATTGAACTAAAATATAAAAAAGGTGGTAGCACCTTAAACGATTTTAAACTAAATGAAGAAGATGAACAATGAAAGTAAAAGAACTTGCTGAATTTGTAGAAGAAGGAACGTATTTCAACGTAACACAAGGCGGAAAATGGCTGGATGGTGATTATCCGGTAGATTTTTTGGAATGTGAATTAGAAATAAAAAATATTTTTGTTTCTTCATGTTCAACTATGATTGTTGAAACCTAAAAGAAGATGAAATTTAGAATTTCACCTTCTTTTTTCTTTGTCCAAACCGTGCTGAAGACGTTAAAAGTTGCATGAGTTCGGGGGGGTTGCCCGTAAAAGCGTAGAAAGGAGCCTACTAATGGCAGAAGAACAAAATACACAGGTTGTTGAACCACAATCACCGGAAACAGTTGAGGAACAGGCTAGCACTCCGACACAAGAAGCCGAAAAGATGGTATCAGTGGCCGAAATGCAACGCCGTTTGAAATCTATGGAAGAAAAACATTCCAAAGATACAGCGGACGCAATTTCTAAAGCCTTGGAGAAATACAAGGCAGAAAGCGAACTGACCGGCAAGGAATTGGAAGAATACCGCCGGAAAGAAGCTGAAGCAGAAAAACAGGCTTTACTTGATAAGATCGCAGGTTTAGAAAAAGAACAAACCAAGCGAGAATTGACAGATGAAGCTATTAAAACACTTTCTAGCCGGAAACTTCCGGTCAATGATAAAGTGATTTCTTTTGTTGTTAAAGATACCGCTGAAGGTACTTTACAAGCTATTTCAGACCTTGAAAGCATTATCAGCGAGATCAAGGCTGAATATTCGCAATCGGAACCCCCTAAAGTTTCATCCGAACTTAACGGGGCCGAAAGCACAGATAAAGGGGAAATCTTTAGAAGTTCCCGAATCATTAAATAAGACACCTTAAAGGAGAATTTTAAAATATGACAGTACAAACTTTTAACCCTGATAAAGTCCTAGTTTCAGAAAAGAAAGACGGAACTTTTACCAAGAAAATGACTGATATCATTATGAAGGACGTGGCAGAAAACTCCGTAGTAATGCAACTTGGACAATATCACGAAATGGACGGCTTGCAAGAAAAAACTGTTTACGTTCAAACAGATGGAGTTTCCGCTTATTGGGTAAATGAAACCGAAAAAATCAAGACTGATAAACCTGAAGTCGTTCCGGTTACTCTTAAAGCTCACAAATTGGGGATCATTCTTGTCGCTTCCCGTGAAGCCCTTAATTATACATGGGAAAAATTCTTTGAAGACATGAAACCGCAGATCGTGGAAGCCTTCTATACTAAGATTGATGAAGCTGGACTTTTGGGCCATGAAACACCTTTCGCTAACTCAGTTGCTAAATCTGCTAAAGATTCAAGTCAGGTTGTAGTTGGTCCTATCAACTATCAAAACATTCTTGAATTGGAAGATAAGCTTTATGAAGCGGATATCAACCCTAATGCCTTTGTTTCTAAAGTTCAAAACCGTTCTGCATTGCGTGAAAGCCGTGACGGTGACAAGAAAACAATTTACGACAAAGCAACTAATACCATTGATGGTATTACTACGGTTGATCTTAAATCAAAACAATTTAAGAAAGGCGACCTTTTGGCCGGTGACTTTAATAGCTTGATCTATGGGGTACCTTACAACATCAACTTCAAGATTTCTGAAGAAGGCCAAATTTCAACTATGAAAAACTCAGACGGTACACCTATCAACCTATTCGAGCAAGAAATGGTAGCAATTCGCGTTACTATGGATATCGCTGTAATGGTTACTAAGGCAAACGCGTTTGCTAAGTTGACCGCTTCCGCTGAAAACGTCTAATTAATTAGAAAGGGGTAGTCAATGGCTTATATTGTAACTAAAAATATCATTGATACCAAAGATAATAACCGCTTTTATGAAGTCGGTGACCTATACCCGCGCCCTGATTTTACTGTATCAGGCGCCCGAATTGCTGAATTAGTCGGTAAAGGTGTGATTATTGCTGAAGGTAAAGCGGAAGCACCAGCACCAGCACCGACTGAAGAAGTGGCACCGGCTGAAGAAGCTGAAGAAAAACCACTTGAAAAATTGAAAGTGGCAGAATTGAAAGAGTTACTAGGAAAATCAGGCGTAGAATATGAAGCAGACGCCAAAAAAGCGGATCTAGTAGCACTTGCCCAAACTATCGAAGGAGAATAGAGCGGATGGAAGCGACCCAACTAGCAAAAATCAAACGTCGGTTGGGTATTGATCCGACTGACAATTTAGAAAATGATTTGTTGACCGATCTAGTGGAAGACGCTGAAAGTTATTTCAAAGGCCTGACAGGCACGGCAGAAATAGCTAGTAAGTATAATTTCATGATCGAAAATGTGGTGTATAAGCTATACGGCCGGAAAGGTTCCGAGGGTGTAACGTCTGAAACGGTTGATGGTTATTCTGTTACTTATCAGGAATGGGATAACCTATTCAAACCGTACATGGCCATTCTTAATAAAGATTTCGGCCTAGACGGTTCACAGCGTGAGCGTGGAAAGGTGTTTTTCCTATGAAGACACCGAACCGAATTACCTTAATTTGTGGCGGACGTAAGAAATACAATCCGGAAACGGATAAGTATGAAACGGAAGCAAGAAAGACTGTAATAGTCCCTTGCTTGGTGAATAAAGTCACTCAATCAAAAGTGTTTGAATTGTACGGGAACCGGACAGATACAGTGATTTCTTGCCGGTTTCAGAAAGAGCAAGCGCCTTTTGATCAGGCTGTTTTTAATGGCGATACCTATGAACCTATTGAAGCGATTGACGCCCCTATAAAAGGGGCTGTACGCTTGAAAAAGGTAGGGCCTAACAATGGTTAGTGTTAAATGGCACGGCTTGGAGAAATTGACCATGACCATTTCAAACGCACACCCAAACGCCGTAAAGCTTTCTATAGCGGTCTTGAAAAACAACGGTGAGCGCACTAAGGCAGTAGCAAAGAAGAAAGCCCCTGAAGACACGGGCTTTTTAAAAAATCATATTACTACTTCTTACCCCGGTATGGAAGCACATATTCACGCACAAGCCGGATATTCCGGATATCAGGAATATGGGACCCGGTTTCAGCCGGGGACGCCATTCATGCGCCCGGCGGTTCAGGAAATTCAACCGCAATTTCAGGAAGACATGACAAACGTAATGAAAGGGGTGTTTAAATGACGCCAAACCACGAATTATTCAGATTAATTTATCAGTTGGCTGAAGCAAAAGCACCAACTTTTGACTTTTTGCCGGAAGCTGGGACAAAATACCCCTTTGTCTATATAGGTGAAAATACGGCACAGGAAGCCCAAAATAACGACCTTTGGGGAACGGTGGGCCAAACGGTCCATATTTACGCTACAAGGGCACAACGGGCCATTTTGGACGATATTTCAGCCTATTTAGAAACGCTTGTCAAAAATATTTCCGGGAAGTGGGAATATAATTTAAACCACACTACTACAAACAAACAGATCATACCCGATAACACAGACGTCCAACCATTGCTTCATGTGGTCCTGGACTTTTTTTTTACCTATACAAAGAAGGAGAAAAATAACTAATGGCAGAATTAATGCAAGGAAAAGACTATATTGCATTTTTCCGACGCGTCAAAGATCAAAAGAAACAAGACGCCGGGAAAGTAAGATTCCAAACGGAATTAACTTTGAACGCTGAAAAAGAAGTAGAAACCACAAAAACAAAAGATGGAGTTGTTAACTCAGTTTCAGACGGTGAAACTTCAGGCGAATTTACTTCACTAGCTTACCGTGAAGATAAAGATACAGTCAATATGTGGAAAGAAATGCGCACTTGGTTCCGCAATACGGATAAAATTGAAGTTTGGATTGTGGACCTTGCAAGTAAGTTTGAAGATGGCGGAAAGGAAAAATACGACGTGGAATATTACCAAGGATTCTTCAAAAACTTTGAAATTTCCGCGCCGGCAGATGATAAAGTAGAACTTACTTATGAAATGGCGATTGATGGAAATGGTGTGATCAGCACTGACACACTCACAGAAACCCAAAAATCAGCCATTAATAAGGCGCAATACGAATACCACACTTTGGCTAAAGAGGGCGAAGGTACAGGGTTACCAGCCTAATTTTTCAGGGGCTTTAAAAGCCCCTTATTTTTTTGGATTTAAAGGAGAAAAAAGACATGATTTTAACTATCGGTGGAAAAGAATATATTTTACATTTTGGAATTGGTTTCTTGCGTGAAATGAACAAGCTTCATTCAGCGGAACTTGAAGGAATGAAAACCGGTTACGGTGCTATGACACTATTTAACGCTGGGAAAGCTTTAAATGACCCTTTGGCTTTTATTGATGTGATCAAAGCCGGGACAGTAACGGAAGCACAAAAGCCGTCTAATGAAGCTATTGAAAAATACCTTGAAGAACTAATCTTAAATGATCAGTATGACAAAGTTATTGAAGACTTGGTTAATGAGTTAAAAGCGTCGCCCCTACTCAAAAAGGCAATGAACCTAGTAGAGTAGGGAACTCCGAACAGTCAAGTTCTAATTTTGGCTATGATGAAGCCCTAGCGCTCCTTATTGCCCGGCACGGTATGACCTTCCGGGAAGCAATGCGGACCACGCTAGAAGAATTTGAAATTTATAACATGGCCTACGCTATTCAGCAAGAAGATAAGCGCCTAAACTCCGCTATTCAGGCTTGGTTTAATCAATCTGTTAAAGCGCAAAAAGGCCGGGGCAAGTCAGCCCGTCCAGCGTTTAAGAATTTTGAAGAATTTTATAACCATAAAGAAGAATTTGACAGGATTTTCCAAAAAAATCAACCTACAAAAGAAACCGTACCGCCTAGAAAACTAGACATGGCGGAACGTAACAGATTAATTAATCAAGCAAGGAAAGGGGGTAATTAATGGGAGCAGATTTTGACGTAACGGCCATACTGAAGGCGAACGTTTCAGACTTTAGAAGCGGTTTAAAGGAAGCCCAAAGTTCTTTGGAAAGCTTACGGAACCAAACCGGGTCAAGTCTTGAAAAACTAAGCGGTTCACTTCATGGCGTCGGTGATTCCATGATCAAGGTAGGGGCCGGAATGACAGCCGGTTTCACTTTGCCGGTGGTTGGTGCTATCGGTGGGGTTGTCAAGTCGTTCGCAAGCTTGGAACAGGCTGTAGGTGGTATCGAAACCATGTTTAAGGGTTCCGCTGATACTGTTATCAAAAATTCAGAAACAGCATACAAGCGGGCCGGCGTTTCCGGCGTGAAATATATGGAGCAAGTCACTTCATTTAGTGCTAGCTTGCTTCAGGGACTTGGTGGTGACACGGCACAGGCCGCCAAATATGCGGATATGGCTATAGTTGATATGTCTGATAATGCGAACAAGTTCGGTACTAACATTTCAGACATTCAAAACGCTTACCAAGGTTTTGCAAAAGATAACTATACCATGCTTGATAACTTGAAACTTGGTTATGGTGGTACACAGGAAGAAATGGCCCGGCTGGTTAATGAATCCGGCGTAATGGGTGACAGCTTCAAGGCTACGGCTAAAAACGTGAAAGACATTCCGTTTGATAAGTTAATTCAAGCTATCCACGTTACACAAGAGCGCCTAGGAGTAACCGGAACCACAGCAAAAGAAGCGAGTGAAACAGTTTCCGGATCTTTTGAAGCTATGAAAGCTTCAGCCCAAAACCTTGTGGCCGGCCTTGGTCAGAAAAACGCTGATATAAAAGGCCTAATGCAAAACTTAAAAGATACAATTATCAACTTTAAAAATAACATTGTACGGGTATTAGGTACTATTTGGGATAACTTACCACTTTCACCGCTTCAAAAATGGGTGGGAGCCTTCACCGTAGCAATCGGGCCTATTATGACAGTAGTAGGAACGGTTACAAAGGTAGTAGGGACCATTGTAGGGGTAGTAAGTAAGGTTTCAGGCGCTATTTCAAGCCTGATCGCTGGTTTTCAAAGTGCTACCGCTGGGGGATCAGCTATTTCCGGCGTTTTTGGTTCAATCGGTACCGCTATAGGTTCCATTACCGCCCCGGTTTGGGCTGTAATTGGTGTTATTGCGCTATTTGTGGCCGGTTTAGTGGGTCTTTATAAGTCTAGTGAGGAATTTAGGGACAAGGTTAATTCAGCCTTTCAGGCTGTTTCTAAGGCCGTATCAAGCGCCATTAATGAAGTAGTGGCCTTTGTAAAACAGATCTTTGGAAGCCTTATTTCTTGGTGGAATGAAAATCACCAGCTTATTCTTCAGACGGCTGAAACAGTTTGGAACGCTATTAAATCAGTAGTAGAAACGATTGTAAACGCAATCGCCCCAATTATTGAAGCCGGATGGAACGCTATAGTTCCAATGGTTAAAACTGTTTGGGACCTGATCAAGAATGTAGTTGAAACCGGCTTAAATGTAATTCTAGGAATTATCAAAATGATCATGCAGATCATTAATGGCGATTGGTCCGGGGCGTGGGAAACGCTCAAAGGGATCGCCTTGAGTATTTGGGAAGGTATCAAAACAGCGGTAGGAATCGCTATTCAGGGCCTTACTCAAGTCATTCAAGCAGGCCTTGAATTGTTGAACCAAATTTGGACAGCTATTTGGAATACTATTGTAGCGGTTGTTGGTCCTATTTGGGATGTGATTGTTAATTTAGTTACTACGGCAGTTACAGCGGTTTGGAACGTAATTCAAACAATCATGACTACAATCTCAGATGTTTGGAATACTATTTGGAACACGCTTTCTACAGTAGTTTCAACCGTTTGGAACGCTATTTCTCAAACAGTTACGACGGTATTTACAGCTATTTGGAACACCATTCAAACGATCCTTAACACCATTTCAGAAATTTGGTCAAATATTTGGAACACCATTAAGGCGGTGTTTGCTGGGATCTTGTTAACTATCGTAGGGCTTGTTACAGGTAACTTTGATCTTATCAAACAAGCCATTACAGGCGCTTGGAATGTCATCGTACAAAGTACGCAAGCGATTTGGAACACTATCGTTTCCTTTTTGGGTTCAATTTGGAATGGTATTACTTCAACAGCAACAGCAATTTGGAATGGAATAAGTTCGCTTATCTCAAATGTAATGAACGCTATCTTTTCAACTATTTCAAGTATTTGGAATAGTATAAGTTCATTCATTTCCGGAATTTTAAGCGGTATTTCTTCAACCGTTTCAAGTATTTGGAGTGGTATAACTTCTTCTATTAGTAGTTTCATGTCTAATATCGGAAGCACTATTTCAAACGGCTGGAATACCGTAGTAAGTACGGTTACTAGTGCTGGGTCCCGTTTGGTTTCAGCGGTTAAAACAGCCTTTACAAACGCCGTGAATGGCGCTAAAAACTTCATTAGTGGAGCTATTAACGTCGGTAAGGATTTGATCCTAGGATTTGTTAAAGGTGTAACCGGGTTCGCTGGTAAGCTTATTGACGCCGTGGGTGGTGCTGTTAAAGGCGCCATAAATTGGGCCAAAGGTTTGCTGGGTATTAAATCGCCTTCACGGGTATTCCGTCAATTCGGGGTATACACTGACCAAGGTTTTATTATTGGGGTAAACAGCAAGGCCGAACAAGTAGCGAAGTCAGTTGGAAACATGGCGCAAGGCGCTATTAACGCCTTTACTGATAAAGACCTATCAGGAACATTCCAAGATGAATTGAGTTCCGTAGATGGAGCGCTAGGAAGCCTTACCGCTTATGATCCAAACGTTAATTTTGAAGGTGGTAGCCTGACAGTCGGACAACAGCCGGCAGATATTACCTTGAAACTAGGTAATACGGCTTATAGAGCCTTTACAAACGATATTACAAATGAACAAGAAATGGAATTAATTTTAGATAGTTACTAGGAAGGGGAAAAATATGTACAATTACGCTAATCTGAAAAAATTAGATCAAGCCGTTACAGTTTTAGAACCTAGCGACAATCTAATTATTAACGGTCAGCCCCTCAATAATTTAATTGAGGGGTACCGCCATTTAACAGTTTCAGGCCGTGGCCTATTGGGCCGGAATGTTTCAACTACAAACATTACAGGCCGGCGCGGTGTTTGGGTGGATGATTATGAGGATGAAGAACGCACCCTAGAAATCAAATACCAGCTTAAAGCGGACACCAGCGCCCAAATGCGGGACAAGTTCGCTAAACTAAATAAAATTTTAAGGACACACGCCCAAAGCGGGTTCCTTGAAATTACTTTTAAGGATGAACCGGAATATATTTACTATGGTTATTTCAACGGGGCAGATAGTTTTGAAGAAACCAAACTAAGTATTATCAGTAAGTTTAGTTTACTAATTCCGGATGGCTATAAGAAGAAACAGCCCCAAACTTCAACAGGGCCTATTTCCCTTATTGACGCCGTGGAAGTCTTGCCGGAATCAATCACAGTCACACCGTCAAAGACCACTGACCGGGTGCAGATTGTAAACGGGTCTAAAATTATTTCTTTTTCGGGTAGCTATGCGCCCGGTCAAGATATTGTAATTTCTTTTGATCCGGATGAAGTCAAGGCAACATACGGGGGCCGGAATATTTTGAGTGAATTAGACCGATTCAGTCCGCTGGAATTGTTTAAAGTACGGGACGGTGACACGATAACCGCGGTTAATGCAACAGTAAAGAAAGTAGTTTGGAGGGATGAAAGAGCGTGATTTATTTATTTGATAAAGATGAACAGCTTATCAAAGTAGTGAGAAGAAACGCTATCAAGTCAGCACTTCAAAAATACGCGCTTACTACTGATAACTACGTTTCTGATCGCTTGACGGTTGAGATGAAGGCGTTAAATGATGATGAATTTGAAAAGGTGGAGTATATGGCCATTCAATCAATGGAAAATACACACCTTTTTCATTATTTCTATATTGCCCAAAAATCAACCAAAGGGGAAATTTCTACTTTTACCGGTGTTCAATCCGGTATAGAAGAATTGAGAAAAACCCCGGTATTTGATAAACGCCCTAAAAATACACCGGCTAAACCGGTGATTAATGAACTCTTACAGGGTACGAATTGGCAAGCCCGTTATATTGCTGACACCACAAACCACAGCACGAATTTTTACTATACTTCAGTATTTGACGCCCTCAAAAAACTTTGTAAAGTTTGGGGCCTTGAAATGCAGTTCTTTGTAGAAATGAACAGCAACGGCCTAGGCGCCCGGTACATTGATTTTAAAAAGAAAATCGGTGAAGCCGTAGGGAAACGGGTAGTCTATGGCCATAATGCGCTGGAAATCCTGAAGGAAGTAGAAGGAACCAACATTTTCACGGCCTTGATTGGACGCGGAAAAGGTGAACAGGTTTCAAGCGCGGAAGAAAGTGGAAAAGGTGGGGACGGTTACGGCCGTAAAATCACATTTGAAGATGTGGTCTGGTCCAAAGCTAAAGGGGACCCGCTGGATAAGCCTAAAGGCCAAAAATACCTAGAAATTCCCGAAATGACTAGAACATACGGGATTAAAAATTCAGACGGTACAATGAGGCCTAAGATTGGATTTACGGAATTTAGTGAGGAAGAAGACCCGAATGAATTGATTAAGTTGACTTACCAAACCTTGATTAATTCAGCACGTCCACAATTAACCTTGAAAACTTCAAGTGTTTATTTACGGGGCGTAAAAATCGGGGACACTATCCGGGTAGTCCGACATGATAAGAAGTTAGACTATGATACACGGATTTTTGAAATTACTTTCAACCGTTTAAACGATCAGTCTAGTGATATCAAGTTAGGGGATCAGATCGGTGAAAGTTCATCTTCCAAGGTTCAGGCCGTAGCAGATAAAGCCGTAGAAGAATTTATAAACAATGAATTTAATAGCTTTATTGAAAACTTGCCGGACTTTATTAAAACGGCAGATGGCTTTAATACGAATTGGTATAGTACCGAAGATCCGGTTAAGAAATACCCTAAAAAGGTAATGATCAACGATATTTGGTACAAACCGGACCCGGAACATGAAGGCCATAAAATCATGTACCGCTGGACCGGGGAAGTTTGGGAAGAAATCCTAAGAACTTACAACGAAGTGAGTTTGAGGGAAGCGATTGATCAGAAATTCAATGAGCTGAAACAGGCTATGGATCAGCAAAGCGCGAAGACTGAACAACAGATCAATGACGCTTTGAATAAATCCGGCCTTGGTAAACTTGCGGACGACGCTAAAAAAATAGCGGAACAGGCAAAAGGCGAACTTGAAACGATCAAACAGCAAAACCAAACGGCCCAAAATGAGCTAACTACTTTTAAAACAAAGATTCAGGCGGATTTAGACGGCAAACCAAGCAAAGCGGAAGTAACTGAATTGATTGACGGGGTGAAGGAGAAATTCACTACTAATATCGGTTTGAGAAACTACGTTTTAGGCACAGGGAAGCCGGCAAACGTCGGGAATAATACCAAACTTTACACGTTTTCAAAAGATTCCCACGGCTGGGGAACTGATCAAAAGCTAAGACTTTCTTTTGATTATCAGGCGGAAGACGCTGTAAAGAAATTCCGTATTAATCGGGTAGTTAGATACAAAAACGGTCAGGCACAGTGGGATTTTGCAATAAACAACCTTACAACGGGGAAAGCTTTCATTGATGTTTCTAGCGAAAAATCCGGGAAGTATTCGGAGCCGTTTATTTGGAAAGGTTACACCAAGGGGAACCCTGAAGATATTGAAAGTATTGAGTTTTATTTAAACCTTGATGAAGGCAGTGGTAACGTACAGATTAAAAATTTGATTGTTTCCGCTGGAACTAATGAAACTGATTGGGTACCCGCCCCGGAAGATCAAGAATATTTAGTAACACAGGCACAAGCTGAATTTGAAAGAACAGCGCAAGGCCTAAAGACTAAATTAGACACGATTTCTACAAACTTTAACCCGGACGGCACAACTTCAGAAAAATTTAACCGCTTTTTGGAAACTAAAACCGCTGAAGGTATCAGCCGGGAGCGCGCTGAATTTGGGAAAAACTACGTCGCCAAAAATACTTATAACGAAAAAATTAGTGAGATTGAACAGAAATTTAATCAAACAGATGGGCAATTATCACAGTTTGCGACTTATAAGAACGGCTTGGACGGTCAGTATGCGACAATCACAAGGGAGCTTTCAGACAATAAGCGGGCTTATAGTGATTTTGTCCGGACGTCGGATGTATTTGTACAAGCCTTTGGTACCGTGGGGAGTGAAATAGCTAGCAATATTTCCCGGATGGTTTTGAATGATCAAATTTTTCAGACGGAAGTCGGAAAATATGTAACGGATGATAACAACTTGATTGTTAATTCAATGTCTATGGCAACCAATACCCTTGTTAATGCGAACAGAAACGGCGTAGAAGTTACCCTAAATGATGGAGTTTTCAGCATTAAAGCGCAAGGTTTAACCGGGTTTAACTTCACAGGTTTTTCGTTGCCTATCTATGTCAAAAAAATTTATCACGGTGAAACCTATACCCTAGGTTTTAAATACCGCTTTAAAACTTATCCGGATCATAATTTTGCTTTTAACGTAAAAAACCACAAACTAAACAAGATTCTTTTGAACGCTGATATAGGAAACGACCGCCCGCCTTTGAACGAATGGCGGGAATTTCAACAAACTTTCACGGTCCGGGAAGATTTCCTTTTTGGTGAAGATCGTAATTTTCCTTTTTATA